CCTGTAAGACTTGTAATACCAAAAATGATACAGTCTTCAACTTCTCCAATATGTTTGTTAAGGTCATATAAATACTCCTTTTTTATTTGTGCATATTGTACAGGAATATTTGCATTTAAGTAAGCCATAATTTGATATTATCATCAAAATTGTTATAATCTATTGTAATTTCGTCGCCTATTTTTATATCTTTTAATGCATAACCTTCTTCATCTACAGTTGGATCATCGCTGTGGTTTAGATATTTTTCATTATCAATTCCTAAACAATATTCATTTTCGTTTTCTTCATGAGCATGTGTCTGTATAAAATTAGCCAATGCTAATGGCATTCTAGGTAGATTTGTTTTATTAAACCTTATTTCAAACTCAGGTCTTACTTCTTTTATCTTTCTACCTTTTTTTATATTTTCTTTAGAAAACACTCCAACACCTTGTATAGAACTTTTATCTAAATAAGTGTCTATTAAAAACATTATTTTATTTGCCCCCAATTAGGACCAGATTCATAATCTACCTTGTTAGGTACTTCTAAGTCAACAGCATTTTCCATAATATCTTTTATTTTTTGTGCATGCTCAGGACTCTCAACAGATATATCAAGTTCATCATGCACTTGTATATGTGGTACAATACCTTCTTTGTGTAACTCTATCATTGCTTTTTTAGTCATGTCAGCTGCTGATCCTTGAATTAATTTATTAAGTGCTTTGTATGTGTATGCACGCTTGATCCCTGGTCCGTGTTCCAAGAGCGCTTGATCGTGTGGTAATGCTTTATGAATCCCGAACTGGTTGGGCTCCCACAAATGGAAACGACAAAGCCTACCAAGTAGTGTACGGATTCTACCAGACTCTTGGGCTCTGTTCATCACATTGTCCATCAGTTGTTTAACAAACGGTACTCTGTTGTGGTACTGTCTAAACAGACTATCGGATACATCTTTAGATACACCCAGCTCTGCTTGTAATTTATTTTTACCCATACCATAGAACAGGCCAAGATTTATCGTCTTAGCCTGTGATCTAGGTATCTCTGCCATCTCCGCAACGATCGTATGAAAGTCAGCGTCCCCCTCACGATACGCCTCCAATACATCGTCCACTCCATAGAGATTCTGTAAAGCTGCATAATGCACTACCAACCTAGGCTCTTGCTGAGAATAGTCAAAACAACCCCATGTATGGCCCTCCTCGGGCACAAATAAGGCCCTAATCAAAGGTCCGAGGTCCTTGTTCCTAGCTGGAATTTGCTGTAAATTTGGATTTGAGTAACTGAATCTACCGGTCACAGTTCCTCCATTATCTGATCTTAATTGATTTATATCAGCATGAATTCTACCTTTATGTGAATGCTTTAATATGGTATCAATAAATGTGGTATGGGCTTTGTTTATTTCACGGGCCTGGGCAATTCGTTTCACAGTTGGGTGGGGGTGATTCTGTAAAAAATTTTTAGTAAAGGAAGGAGCCTGTGTTTTTTCAGTTCTATCATAATCTAATTTCAATTTATCAAAAACTTGAGCTATCGATCTTGCGGCCCATATTTGAGTGTCTACTCCTGTTTCTTTTTTCACTTGGTATAATAGTGATTCTTCTTCTTTGGTTAGTTTTGTTTTTAGTTGATTGGCTGCTGTCACGTCTACCTTCACCCCTAGGAAACGCATATCAACCAAACAAGGAAACAATTCAGTCTCCATATCAAAAATAGATTGTATGTCTTGGTGAAGTATTTCTTTTTTAAGTTCTTGCCATAACTCTAAAGTTATCTCTGCATCTTTTTCTGCGTATGCACCAACATAAATGGCAGGTAGTTTATACATTTCTGCCTTGGCGTCAACACCCCAATCTTTTGCTGCTGCATATAAATCACTTTCATTTTTTGTTTTACCGGTGTATCGTTTAGCACAATTGTTTAAGTCATAACGCATTTGATTTTCATCAACAAGGGCCGAAGCAATCATCGTGTCCACAATTCTACCGTTAATACTTAAACTAAGCGCTTTAATCCAACACACGTCATACATGGCGTTGTGAAAGATTTTATCTGCGGGTGTGTTTAATACACCTTGAAACCATTTTAAAACTTTTGCTCGACTCATATTACCACCACCTTCATGAGCAATAGGATAATAACCAGACCATCCTGCAACAGCTACAGCGATACCCACAACATCACCTTTACCAACTACAGAACCTGAACCCATCTTTGTTAGTTCTGGATCTTTGGTTTCTAAGTCAATTGCAATCTCATCATACTTAGATAAGTCTGGAAAATTTTCTGGCGGTAGCCATTCTGTCTGTGGTTTAAATAGTGGTATCTGCATGAGGGTCCTTTTTTTGAAAGACGTGTTCGTCTTCTATTAGTTTGTTTAATTTATCTTTGTTGCTAAACGCATACAAAGCAGCGTGGTAGTCTTTAGGATATATCTCCCATGAAACTAATCTCGGATATATTTCAAGATCAAATATATATTTGTCATCAACTGTGATTGTTTTTTTAACAACAGATTTAGCCGGCATCGTAATCCCTTTCTAATATCATTTCTAAATAATGTATTGCTTTTTCTATGTCTTCTGCTTTTCCTTTTGACTGGTGTCTGCAAATATATTTTATTGCGTTACCTTCTGCAAAAAGTAATTTGTTTTCATTTATAAATTCAGCAGGTTGAATCTTCATCGACCGGTAGTGCTTCCCGCCTATCTGGTCTTCTAAAGAATTGTAGTTTGTTGATTTAAACATATCTTTGTTTGTCATAGTAAGTATCCTTTTTCGTATTTCTTTGGTTCTATTATATGTAAGTTTTCTTTCGTTCTTGTTGCACCTACATAAAATAATCTATTCTCATCATCTGGATTTCTTTCATAACTTCGCATAGTATTTTCTGTAAGATCTGTTAATAGCACAACATTTGTTGCTTCACCACCCTTAGCTGCATGTATAGTGGATAATTCAATTCTAGGTTTTTCGTTTAGTTTCTCACCATTCTTTCTCATTTTACGCAAGTAGTTTACTTTAGTCTGACCTGCGTTGTCAAATGCTTCATACCAAACTGTCTTAACTTGTAGACCATAATCTTTTATTAATTGATCCATGTTATAAAAAGATCCTTTGGCCATACCTTTTATTTTTTTAGCATGCCAATTTTTAGGACCTATAAATTTAATCATGTTTTCTACTTCTTTGTAAGATACCAACTGTCCTTGTCTTAAATGCTCCCACGATGTAGCTGCTTGGTGTAATTCTTTTTCACTGCTTCGTTTGTATCTGTTTTCATAATATAACCCCTGTCTGTACAAAGATTCTTCTATGTCAGTAAGCATATGTCTTGTTCTGCTTAATACTAGCCAGTCACCGGTTGACATATCTATACTATCAATATCAAAATGTCTGTGCAGGTTTCCTTGACTAACTCTAGGCTCCCATGACTTATCTATTCTATTTCTAATTTTATTTATTATACCCATCGCTAGTCCATGTACCTTAGCCGGTATTCTATACGACTGTGTTAGTGGTAGGTATTGTCCTTCTAACGCTATAAAAGAATCTACATCTGCACCAGCCCATCTAAATATTGCTTGGTCATCATCACCTGCAATAAAAGAATCTTTTGTTTTATTCCAAATAGATCGTGTCATGTCCCATTGCATAAGTGATAAATCTTGAGCTTCATCTATAAATACTACATCAAACTTTGGCGACTTATCTGATTTTGTAAACTCTGTTATCATGTCATTAAAATCTATTAGGTTATATTCTTTTTTGTATCTTGCTAACTCGTTGTGTATAATTCTAAGTTGATCTCTTTCAAGATCCTGCGTGTGTTCTTGTAAATCAAACTGTTGTTCTGGTGTAATGTTTCGTAACTGAGCTAGTTGTATGATTCGTAAATACTCACTGTCAGATGTAAAGATACCACCCTGGTCTTCTTGGTAGTCAGCGTATGTTACAGGAAAACCTAACTTCTTACCTAAATCTCTGTAGTGTCTAGGCTGCATGACTTGATCTTTTTTTAATCCTAACTTTCTAAATGCTAGCGAGTGTAGTGTTCTAAAGTATGGTAGATCATCTTCTGTTAAATTAAATTTTTTAATTGCTCTGTCTCTTGCTTCGTGCGCAGCTTTTTGTGTAAATGCAAAATAACCTATCTTGTCAGGATCAGTTTGTTTTAGATAGTCATCCACTTTGTTTAACAAAGTTGTAGTCTTACCCGTGCCTGGTGGTCCTAGTACAATTGTTCTCATGTTTTAGGTTTCCATTGTAAAAATGAACCAGCACCATTCCATTTACTTATAACCCAATCTCGCATGAAAACAGAGTATAAATCGTCGTCACTATGCCGGTTTCTTTGAGGTTCATTACATTCTTGATCGCTGCCACGAATTAAATCTTCAACATTAAATTTATCTGATCCTAATTCTTTTTTAAGTCTAAAATAAGACTTTTCACTTTGTTCATAACTAAGTTCTTTTTCATTAACCCATTTAAAATTTAAAGGATTTAATAAACCTACATGTCCTGTGTCACTGTTTTTAGTAAAAGTAGCAAGATATTTATATTTATCTAATTGTTCGTTGTCAGTTAAGTGTATGCCAAACGTAAAATACTTACCATTTGGAATTAAATTAATTCTAGTTCCAACTATTATTAAATGATAACCTTTTTCAAAAATATTTGCTTTTTTAACTTTTTCTCTAAATTCTTTATAGTCATCTTCATAAAAATCTTTTACATAAGAAATAGGTTTTACTTCAACTAATATTTTTTTATTATCACCGAATATAATAAAATCTGGAATATAACCATTAACATCATGTAAATAAGGTTCATATTCAATTGGCCACTCAAAAGGTCCACCATAACGTTTTTTATCTTCTCCTATATTACATTTATAATCCCCCATAAAATAATTCCACCTAGCTTCTAATTTACTTCTAAATTGTATACTATTTGTTTCATGTTTTATTGCTTTCATTAAAATATATCCTTTGGTTTTAATTCTTTTTGATTATAGTCATCTTCTTTTTTATCAAACTGTTTTACAACAAACACAGAGATTCTTTCTTTACCAATACGTTTGTCATCACAGTTACATGTTTCTTTTAACATCTGTGCTGTACGTGAGTATGGTACGTCCCAACGTTTTCTAATTAAAAATTGATTGTAGAATCTGTCAAATACAAAGTGGTGATAACCTTCGTTGGTCCACACACCACCTTTTTTAAGATCGCTTTTGTCTGTAGATACCTGTCTATTTAAACAATACTCTTCCAAATGATTTTGTAATTGATCTTGTGTAGTCACACCTTCTGGTGGATCTATTGGTTCGTGATTCTTCATCAGTGGGTTTATTATCATATCCCAATCTTTTGGTTTAACTGTTGGTGGTTTAAAATCCAACTGTTCCATACATGCTTCCTGAAATAAACTTTGTTGTTTTAAAAATTTTACATTCTCCAGGTGTAGTCGTTCACCATCTACGTTAAGATAATAATATGGTTTTTCTAATTTAATTTTTTGTAAGTCAGTCAGTGCAGGAAAAACTATCTCTTCACCAATACCAAACTTTCTTTCTCTACATAATTTTTTATCACATAAATTACACATGGGAGTATCATTACATTTGTAACCCCATTCTTTTTTATCGTGTTGACGTTTAATTATTTCTACTTCAGACTCACTCAATGGTACAGTAGATGCTGTTGCATTAAACAATGTCATTTTACTTTTCCATTCTGCAGGCCATTTCTTTTTAGCGTACACACCAAAATGAAACATAGAATTATTTCTACCACCTTCTGGTATTTTATTCATAGCCATAAGTTCTATGCATGGTGGTGCATCAGAATATTCTGATTGTGGTCTTTCTATTTTTATTTTTGTAATGTCTGATTGTTTTATTTCACTATATATTGTGTAAAATTCTTCTAGTGTTGCAGCTTCCCCATCTTCTCTAAATGCGTAACGCGTAGTGTCCTCACCACCAAAGTATGGTAGGTTTAAAAAATTACCTGTGTCATCTGCTGATTTTAATTGTATTTGTTTTGGAAAGACTTCTGATCCGCCGTATCCTAGTAATGTTTTTATTTCCGTTAGTTTATCTCTCATTCTTTCTGCTGCTACCGGTTGTTCGGAGAAAAGAAAGACATGTGCTCCCCCACTCTTTGACCTACATACAGCCAAAGGCAGTTTAAATTGTTTTATTTTATCTATTAATTTTTTGTGATCAAAGCCTGCGTAGGAATCTATATCTACACATCCCCACACACATTGATTGTCTTCGTTAATAGGTATGATGCCCAGACTTTGTCTGCCGTCTAAATGCATTTCCCATAATTCTTTTGTAACTGGTTGACGTACTACGAATGATTGTCCCTTTAGTTTAACACCATTTTCTGCAGGTGCTGTAACCTTGGTACAACCATGCGCACGTTCCAATCCTTTAAATATTTTTTCAAACATAAATTTTAATGGGCGCTTCCACTCTCGCTTCCACGCCCAGTCCTAGGATTCGATTAGTATGGTGTTGAGTCTTTAGTATCTTCTGATCCGTGTTTAGCTTCCACTTCACCTTTACCTACACTCAATGCAAAAGATTTAGCCATGTCATAGATTCCTTTATCTGTAACTGGTCCCATCTTTTCCACTTCCCATCCAAACCATGTTCCTTTGTCATTAGACATCTGAACGGTAGATAGATTATAAATGTGGCTATAAGTTGGCGGTGTAAACAAACCATTTTTACCTTGTAGTTTTAGACCCATCATTAATGAATTCCATTTTCTACTAACTTTTAATTGAGTAGATTTCATAGAAATCAAAGCCGTTGATGGTTGATCACCTAGAGTTAATACAAAGTGACTTGCAGTATTATCAAGATAGTTACCATTTGGTAGTCTATCTTTGTAGTCTTTTCCTCTTGTGG